GCTCCTGTTCCCCTTCCTGGAGTTGTTGCGCGCGCTGCATGCTTTCCTGCTCGTCGTAGAGGAATTCGTCGGGGTCCATGTCGTTGGCGCGAAGAAGCTCTTCGAGGATCTTGACCACCTTGGCCATGGATACCAGTTCGGGGCTGCTGAGAATCAGGCCCATCAGTTCCATGAGTTTGTTCTGTCTGACAACCTTGGCTTGGAATGAGGAGAACCCGGTAGCCGTGGCCACAAAGTTTCCCTTGCCCTCGGTCCGGTCTGGATCGGCCATGTTGTACCGGAAGAAGTCGTTTGCAGCCGGTTCGGTCCATCCGTTGTCAACGTGACGGACGACGACGCCCATGTATTTGCCAGACTTCTCGACAAGCTGCTCCGTTTCGAATGCCGTCTTCTGAACGGAACCCGTAGCACCCTGGGCGATACGCGGAATATGCGTCTCTTCATCCATGAACTCACGGGCCAATGCGATCACGTCGAGGTATGCGGTACCGGTGTCCTGGATAACGAGCTGCTGGAACGCGTCTTCAAGGTTCTGCGCTGCCTCAAGCGTTGGGCGCATCTTGCCCGGGCTGATTTCAAGATCACCTTCTTCAGGGAAGAGCCGTGGGTTGTAGAACCCTTGGACATCGCCCGCCAGCCGCTTATTGTCCTGGAACGCGTTCACCGCGCCATTCAGGATCTCCTGAAGCTGCTCGCCGTTGTCCGCGATACTCACGCCTGGCGTACCGTCAAGGTCATCCTCCCAGAGGAAACGATAGAACGGCCGATGCTTGGCGTCTTCATCTTCCAGCTCGACGAACCGGACCACAACGCCGTTTGCCATGATGGCGAGAACATCCATCTCGTGACCGTCGTACTCTTCGAGGTCGGAGGTGATCGCCATTTGATGCTCGAAACCCTGCTTACCGCCTTCTTCCTGATGCCGCTCTAGCACCTTGATCGGGACGCGGGTCCAGAATTCGCGATACTTGATCGTCCGTGAGGAGTACTGAACGAAGCGGCGCCCGGGTGCAACGTTGTCGTCGTCGCTCTCACCCTCTGAATCGGTGCCTGCAGCTTCTTCAATGACGCGCTCAATCTCTTTCTCATCCCAGCCTTCACCGCGTTCTGCCATCTCGCGGAGCTGGTAAGCTGTGATATTCTGCTCCCGGCAAAGCCCTTCCATGTCGGCGATTTCGTCTTGAGTCATGTCCCAGAACATTTCCCAGTTCGGCACCCACTCGACAAATGGGGTATCGACTTCCTTCGAGACCGATTCGAACCGCTGCAGTGACGGGTCTTGCACGTCAAATCCCTGGTCAACCTGCTCGTATGTCCGCATATTGAACTTGTCGACGTAGTAGTGGCCCCATCCCATTCCGTACTTGCCGGCGCTCAATACGGCCTTGATAGTTTCCTTATCGATCGATGCTATATCGAACTGAGTCCGGATCACCCGTTCGGCGTCCTGCATTGCCTCGCCATGGGCGTCAATCTCTTCCTCAGTAGGTTCCCGACCCAACGTGTTCAGCTTGATACCAAAGCCGAGCTGCCCGCCTTCGAGGATGAAGTCAAGGACCAACGCAGTCCCGGCGATCCATTTCTGCTTGACCACCGCGATAAAGTTGTTCGCCCGCCAATCCTTGCCCTCGTCTTTCTTCCAATCTTGCTGCCGGAACTTCCGGATGGTGCAATCGTTTCGCTCCCACTTGAGAACCAGCTCTTGCCGGTCGTCACACCAGCGTCGATACAGTACGTCTTGGAGGTATTCGGCGAGAGGTGAAACCGGCTTGGAAGTCGATGTCTGGGCCATCTGGAGGTCTCCATGTGTGGCATTTTATGTGTATTTGCTTATGCATTGATTGTACACAGGGCCGCAACAGATGTCAAGCTTACTTCCTACACAGCTCATTTCTCAGGATTGCATTAAGTATCCAATCCCAGTGCTTTTTATTGACTGGACCATTGATCTCACCGAGGTATCCATGGTCGTTGTTCTTCAGGTTTCGGTATGAACACAACATCGTCGCTCGTCAGGACCTTCGACAACCCCCATACTTTTCATTCGAACGGTTACGAACTCCTCTTCGCCAGGGAAAAGAGTCAGCGACCTAATCCAGGCAGCAACATGAGCATACCCGTACTCTGACAACACCTGAACTGATACCTCAGTCCATCCATGACCGCCAACGTGACGGTCGAAACCTGGTAGCTTCCTGTGCCACTCTGATTGACCATTAACCCCGACTCCAACACTCCTGTCATCTGAATATGCGATCTCAACCATTCGGCAACCTCACTTGTTTGTTCCGTTCGTTCTTCAACAGTAAAGGCAATCCATTTATCGTCAAGCTTACTTCTGCCAGTGCTTCTTACCAGACTCGCCATATCGCTCGCGGAAATGGCCCTTCTTTGGCTTGGGAAGTTTCTCCGGCTCCGTGTTCACCAGCACCATTCTGTTGCAGTGACAGGCTCCAGCCGTGCCGTGATGCGTAAATATAATACCGTTGCCGCCACACTTGTCACAGTTTGCGCTGGCATAGTAGTCAATGATCATCCTGATTCAATCTCGCGCTGCGTCTTCCCTTTTGAGTAGTTGTCGCAGATGCCTTCGGGGTCGATGTGGTGCTTAAACTTCCATTCGCACCATGCTATCCATTCGGGGGAAGATGACCGACCATCAGTGTACTCACCCAGCTGATTAGGTGACTTCGGTCGATCCTTAAAGAAATCACAAGCACCATTCCAACACTCAGGGTCATCCTCAAGAAAGGCATGCTCGCAATTGCCACAACCATCATTGAGTCGATACGATTCTTGAACTCTCTTGATCATGCTTCTTCTCCTTCCTATCTCGTGTAAAACCGATCCAGCACAACGGCCATGCACCGCAACGCGTGAACAGCAGGGAATATCATCTTCTCAGCTTCACCCTTCATCGCCTTGTACTCCTCAAGCTGAGCGAAGAGCTTGCTGGACGTCGCGTATTTTATCTGCCCGAGCTGACTCCACCGGTAGATGATTGACATAGGCTGAATCGGGTCATCCCATGCCGCATCAAAGAACGACGGCTTCGGTTGGACCATTCGGGATTTGCTGAAAGCCAGTACGTTGGAGAACTTCAAATCGTCGTACTGCCGGCACGCGTAGGTATTGCAGTAGTACGTCGTCCAGATGTTGTTGATCCATGTCACCAGGCCCTCATGATCGATCGCGTAGGTATTGCAGTAGTACGTCGTCCAGATGTTGTTGATCCATGTCACCAGGCCCTCATGATCGATCCCGCCGTCCTTGCTGCTGAGGATGTGGTCAACGGTGTACCATTCTGTCTCATCGAAAATGTAGAGGGTTTTCGTGTCCTTATGGATTCCGGCCATCACGGCATACCCGACGATCTTGTGATTCCCTTCCGCGTCAATCACGTTTGAGGGGAAGAACATCCCGCCCATCATCTTGTAGAGGCCATCTGGCGCCGCGCTTCGGTCTGGGTCGAACCAAAGGCGCACCTCTCGGGTCTTCATGTCCATGACGCGTTTCAGTGGGGCGATGATTGATCTGCTCACTTATTCCACCCCCGAATCAAGAACAGGATTACGATGGTGACAGGGATAAGGTACAACTCTAGTCGATAATAGCCGATCAGTTCACTCATGTCAGTTCCTCAGTTTGGTTATCCTACTGCGTTTCTTGCCCAATCGTCAACCTGGAGCGCTCCGCCTTCTTTCCAGCGGGTAATGGCCAGGTTCACGGCATTCACTAAGGCGTCAAGCCCGTCATCATGGGCGCCATTCGGGAATTGGGAGATATGTTTCATCATCAACTCAACCCATGGGTCGTTCCGGTTACCGTTCACAAAGACGTTCCCGGCCTCAAATATGGGCTCCATGAAAGCCGAACGCGTAACCTTGTCGCCCTTGAGCGTAATCTTTCTTACGACTCGGATGCCGTCAAGGATATCGCGGAGAGTTGTGTAGGTGTCCTTGTACCCGGCGACCGACTCAGTTCCCTGCCAGACGCCGGGCCCGTCCTCAAGCGCTGCACTGCGGATCATCTTGTTTCGTTTGGTTGACTCTTCCTTACAGAACCGGCCATCCTCGATGTAAACCTTGTAGAATCGACACGGTTCCCCACCATCACCCAAGATCGTTTGGCCGTTCAGGTCCCGGGCAGTCTCAATACGGACGGCAACGCAGACCCCGAAAGTATAGTCAGGGTCCTCTTTGGCTCGTTCGGCTTCACTGGATGCCAAGTCCCAGGCTCTCACGTATAGAAGGTCGTCGGGCATCTCTGCATTGAAGTGGACCTTGTCAGTCTTGATCATGTTCCCCCCGGGCAGTTCCGGCTCACCCTGGAGCTCTGAAGCAACTCGATAGTCAGAAAGTGTACCGAATTGGGTCGCGTACCACTGTGGCGGGTAACGTTCGGGGAAAAGGTGTGTCCCGTCATCCTCCCGGGCCCGGTAGTGCATCACCTGGTACTTTGGGAAATCCGGTTTGTAGTCTTCGTGCTTCGGGTTGTTCTTGTTCTCAATTCGACCGATCACATCGTCAACGTGCCAGCGGGTAGCCAGGATAATCACGATATGCACCGGGGCAAGGCGGGTAATCAAGTCGGTGAATCCTGTCCATGCCGTATCCCGCCGGACTTCCGACTCTGCGTGCTCTCTGCCCTTCAGGTAGTCATCCACAATCACGACATGGGCGCCCTTGCCGATGAACCCGCCGGATAGGCCAGTAGCCTTGAGCTTCGATCGGGATTCATTAACACGCCACTCCTCAACGCCAGCCTTTCGCGGATCTACATTAACCGATGGGTATAGCTCTTTGTATTCCTCCGACTTCAGAATATCCTGAGCGTCTCGGCTCATGTCATTACTGAGATCCTGGCCATAAGTGCCGAGGATAATTTCAGGCTCGTAGTCCTGCAGCCGACCAAACACATACGGCGGGAAGGCCCGGGATATGAGCTGGGATTTGCCATGCCTGAATGGTAGCGTGACAATGAGGTAGGTCGACTTGCCCTTCTCATAGTCGGCAATCGCCTCGTCCAGCGCGTCAGCGATCTCCCGGGTGTGCCGGCCGACGACATAATCATCTGCTTCCTGCCAGGTGTAGGCGTTGAAGTGGAGAAAGCTCTGCGTTGCATCCGCCTGTATCGCGCATTCAACGTCCTGGGCCTGCTCCCGTTCAGCCTTCGGCATCTCT